GATGCTATATGCACTGTCTTAGGAGGGGTGATGGCACACCCTAAACTTTGGGGAACTACGGATACCAGAAATGGACTTCCGACTACTACCAAAGAATCCCCTAACTTTAGTCACGGGGAGTGTCAAATTGTATAAGTGATTGGAAAACAGATAAAAATAAAATTATTCGGGAATTAAAAAATGTTATTGGATAATATATCAAAAAATTATTATCATGTTGACGAATATAAGGTTTATACTGATATTGGATTTATTGATATTGATTATATCATAGAAACAATTCCTTTTCGTAAAATGCTTGTTTTGTTTGAGTCTGGAATTGAAATTGAATGTGCAGATAATCATGTTTTTATTACATCCGATGATGAAGAAATATTTGCGAGAGATGTTTTTTCTGGATGTAGAATAAAGGGGATCGACTGTATCGAAACAGTTTTTGATGTTTTTGATACCGGAGAAAATGTGGAAATGTATGACATTTCTTTACCCCATCATCATAAATTTTATACAGGGGGTGTTTTATCACACAATTCCAACACACTTGCCAATATCGGAGCAAGACAAGTTCTCCACGGCCACAATGTTTTCCTCTGTACTCTTGAAATGTCGGAGGATGCTTTTGCTCAGAGATTTGACAGTATCTTTAGTAAACTCGATATAAACAAGATGTATACCCTTGAGTCAATGAAGGGCCAATTGATTTCCAGATTAAGAAAGATCAAGAGTGAGACACCGGATAGAGGGAAGCTTATTATTAAACAATTTCCCACCGGAGAAGCCTCTGTTCAGGATATAAAGAGATTGATACGAGAGTGGATTATTAGGGGAATAAAACCCGATATCATCTATCTTGACTACATCAATATAATGAAACCCACCTATTCAAGTAAGGACAATTTGTATTCCGATGTAAAGAGAATTGCAGAGGAATGTAGAGCAATGTCTTTTCAGTTTGAGTGTCCAGTTGTTTCCGTTTCACAGTTGAATAGAGAAGGCTCGATGATAGCCTTCAATGAAGTCGATTTTGTGTATATTGCAGAAAGTATGGGAGTACCCGCCACAGCAGATTTTATGGCGATATACGGTATTGATGATGAGAAATTGATTTATGAATCTGAATTGCATTATAAGATAGTGAAGAACAGAATTGGTGGTAGAGTTGGTGAAGTGGATAAGTTTTATTATGATTCCCGTTCCTTGAAGATGTATGATTCATCCGAGCTTGATATGTGGTTAGAAGATGCTAAGGAAACTGGTGACGAGAGAAATGTTGTTCAGATTACACAGGAATATCGGGGCCAGAGAAGTAGACTGTCAAGAGGCAGAAGATGAGAAAGAGGTGGTGGGAAAGAAAAGAAAGGAGAAGTTGCGGTATGGAATGGTTTGTTTTATTGACAATATTTCTGATATCTCTCAAAGTTCTTGGTTTTATCAGATGGTCTTGGTGGTGGATATTCGCACCAATTTGGTTGCCCCCATTGATAGGAATAATATTCTTTTTAATCTGTATGGGTTTTATTTGGCTTCTTGATGGATAAGAAACAATTACGAATGTTACATTTATTTGACGGTGTAGTGAGTAAATGTGAAATATGTTTTCTCTTTCAGAACGGTAGAGCGAAGCCCTACTGGTCAGAATCTTTCCGTTATGCGATAATAGGTGAGGCCCGGGCCGAGGAGATCCGGGAGCTCACCTTTTGTCGGTAAAGCCGGTAAGATTTTATGGGATAGGATTTATGTATGTGATTGTGGAAATATCATAGACAGAGACTTAAATGCTTCTATTAATCTTGAGAAGTATGGATTAATTAAACTCAACGATACCGAACTTCAAGATGCTTTTGGTCAAGAAGCAGTTTCAGTGAAGCAGGAAGAAAACATCAAATGTTAAATTTGAGTAAGTTTTTCAGAACGGAGAGTATAGAAAAATTTGGTGATGCTAGAAAACTTTTTTGATGTGAAAGAAGATAAAATAGAGGATTGTAATTGCCTTCCTCTTTATACTACTCTTGAATTTCCAGAGGAATTAAATCTGCTGTGGCCAGCTGTGAGGGATATGTCCGAAGAGGAATTTGAGAGATATGCTGAAAAACTGCGCATTTTCTTTTTGGAGAAATATGAGAAAGACAGGTATCCTATTGGTGCTGGATCCGCCTCTTTGGACGATATAATTACAAGGTTGAAAAAATTTCATAATTTGAATATAAATCATCCCGATGTCTTTTTTGAAGAAGATGGCCAGAAATTTTTGAAGGGCTACAATGCCTGGTCAACTGTTATTGACCATTGGTTTCCGGAAATGATGGATGTTCCCATTACTCGTGGAATAAATCAATTGACACCATCTATAATTGATCTCTTCAGGGACAAGAATGTTTATATGAAAAAGATGAAGAGAATGTTGTGGAAGGATAAATTGAATGGATGGAGAGACAATCCATATAAACAGGTATGGCCAACTCTCAAGCAATCAATACGGATGGGATCAGGGACACAGCCAGTTTCCAATATTAGATGCCCTGTTGCGAAATGGATATATCAGACTTATATGCTAAAACTTCTTCCGGAGGTCGAGGGCGATGAAGTTGTTGTATTTGACCCCTCAATGGGATGGGGTGGAAGGTTGATTTCCTTTCTTTCAGCCTCATCGAAGATAAGAAACAAGAAATGTATCTATATTGGAACAGACCCAAATTCAGTCATCTATGAGAGATATGGAATGGTTGAAAGGTTCTGGAAAAAATTTATCGATCCATCCTGTACAGCGGAAGTACATCCGCTTTGTATGGGATCAGAGGAGTTTGACAAGTCAGATCTGTTCAAGAAATATAAAGGTAAAGCAGTTTTGGCATATACATCACCACCTTACTTTAATCGTGAGAGATATAGTACCGATGAACAGCAATCCTATAAGAAATTTTCTTCTTATGATTCTTGGAAAAACGGTTTTTTGAAAAAGACAATGGAGAACGTAAGAGACTTTTTAATGCCTAATGGAATATTTGTATGGAACATAGCCAATATAAAATTATCCAAAGGTAAATATCTAAAAATGGAAGATGATTCTGTCGCGATTGCTAAACAGGTCGGTATGAAAGAGTATGATAAAATTCATATGTTGATGAGATTTACGATTGGTAGGGATAATAACCTTGAAGGTATTGCAGAAAGGGCCTCTATGAATGTTATAAAGTGTGAAGGCAAATTGAACAAATATGAACCTGTATTCGTCTTTCGGAAAGAGAAAGGATAACAATTATGGTGAGAAAAAAGGATAATATAAAAGTGATGTTGAACGGTGAATTTTTTGTCTTAAGTGGTGATCTCAAGGGGGCGCTGAGTTCAGTTTTATCTGTCTGGTATTCCAAAATAAATTATTTTTCAGCGGAAAACATGAGGGATAAAATAGAGGGCGCGATTTCTCTTGTTGAAGAGTTGATGGATACAAAATCTGAAGCCAGAACAAAAAGACAAATTACAAATATCAGGAAATATCTTGAAAGGGATTTAACCAGAGAGCAATTGATAAAATTTTATACTGATATAATTATGGCCGGAGAGGGTCTTTCAACACTTTCCGGTTTTGGTATAGCAAAAACATCTACTACGGCGGGTAAAAGAAGTGGGAAGGCGGCCGCCGGGTTAAATGCAGAGAAATTATCTCTATATGAGATGAAATAATGTTCAAGAACATATACTATAATACAAAAACATCAACAATTCACCTTTGGGAACAACTCAAAGGTGAAAATTTTTATACGGAAATTCCTTGGGTTCCCTATGTTTTCTATCCGTATGAAAAGGGCGATGTAAAAACTATAGAGGGCCAGCCAGTCACTAAAAGGCTATTCAGGTCTTATTCAGATTATTTTGGTTATCTGAAAGGAAAGGAAAATCTATTTGAGGATAATGTAAGGCCTGAAATCCAGTTTCTTACAGAGAGATATTATGGAATACCTGAAAGTGAAATTGAAGTTCCTAAACTGAAAACATATTTCTTTGATATGGAAGTAGATAACAAAGTTGGGTTTCCACATCCAGAAGATGCCCGTGATCCCATCTGTCTCGTATCAATTTATGATAACTCGATTGATACAACTACTGTATTCGGTTTGAGGGATTATAAAAACGGGAAATATTCGAAGGAAAAATATGTCAGATATATTAAATGTGATAATGAGAAAGTTCTACTAACAAGGGTTCTCAACTTCTTTCATAAGTATCCCTGTGATGTTATTTCTGGATGGTCGATATCCAACTTCGATATTCCATATCTTATAAACAGAACCAAGAGAGTATTTGAAGATTCGAAGATGTTTATGAGATTGTCTCCCATCAATGATGTTCAGGTATGGGAGGCAAAGTCTGGAGCAATGAATGTGAATATATCCGGTATAACTATACTGGATTATATTGATTTGTATAAATGGTATTCGCCCGTAAAATTGGAGAGATATTCTCTTGACTTTGTTTCTAAGTATGAACTTGAAAAGGGCAAGATTGATTATTCTCAGTACAAGGATATCAGGGAATTATGTGAGAAAGATTGGGATTTATTTGTTGATTATAATATTACGGATGCCTTGAGGGTATTTCAGCTGGATAAGAAACTAAACTATATCGGCCAGGTTCAGGCTCTCTCGCTTCTCACAAAATGCCCAATGAAATATTATAATGTAATGACACAGCTGATTGAAGGTTTGTTATTGACACATTACAGGAGAAATGGATTGTGCGCACCGAAATTTGTCGGTGGGCATCAAGAACCATTTATGGCAGCCTATGTCAAGGAACCGCAACAGGGAAAATATGATTGGGTTGTTGACCTTGATATTGCTTCGTCATATCCCACCGCAATAATTATATTGAATATGTCACCGGAGACTTATTATGGTCGTATCCTTGATATGACGGAGGATATTATTATACAGTCTGTCAGACAGAGGAAATTTTCAGATTTTAATCTTCTAAAAGATGGGAAGAAAATTGCCTTTACCGGTAAGAAACTTGAAATATTTAATGAGGCAATAGAGAAGAAACTTATAAGTATAGCTCCTTGTGGTTCTGTCTTTTCCACTAAACCGATAGGTGTTCTTCCACAAATAGAGAAAGATGTCTTTCAGAGGAGAGTAGAGATTAAAAATAATATGATAAAGATGAAAAAATCTTTATCGGAATTGAGGGATGAAAACAAGAAGAAGATAGAAGAGAGAATAAATCAATTCAATTCTTTACAGAACGCTCTCAAAATTCTTCTCAATGCTGTTTTCGGTGTTACGAGTGTTCCTTATTCACGATATTTCAATGTAAACATATCTGAGGCCATTACATCCTGCGGTAGACAAACAATCAAAGCTGGAGAGAGATATGTAAATGATTTATTGAACAATCCAGATAAAAATGACGAATTAAGAGCTTTTATTGAAAAGTATAAATAGATTATATACCATATATTCTTTTTATAGGAGATAGGAGTGGCGATAATCTATAAAATTACAAATA